AAAAATCCGATTCCATCGTGCGCAAGCTCGCGGAGCTGGAAATCGTCTATGTGCCGGACACGAACAATATCCCGAGCGCATGGTTTTCTGATCTGGCGGACATTTACGCCGGCGAGTGTGCGACAAAGTTCGGCGCCTCGCCCGACGATTTCGTCAAGCTGAAAAACGCCGGACTTGGCGGCGTTAACGGCGTCGACATCGGCCAGGGCGCGGCGGCAAAGTCGCTCCGCGCGATGCGCCGCGGTCGGCCGACCGGCGAGGTTCTGCAGGCGGATTTTTTCTAAATGGCAACGCTCGATCCGGCGCCGATCCCTTATCCGCTGTCGACGTTCCCGGGAATGAATCCGCAGGAAGCCGCCGGAAGGCTCATTAACACTTACGCCGAACTGATCGACGATCCCAAAAATCCGACCGGGCCGGCAAAGTGGATTTATCGCCGCGCGCCGGGCCTGACGCAGCACGCAGCAACGGGACAAGTCGGCTATCGCGGCGGCCTGATCGTCAAAAACCTGTCCTATGAGACCTGGGCCAACGACGCCAAGACGGTCGACGTCAACGGCGCCTTGATCGACCTGGGCAATCTGCCGGGCACGAAAAAGGTCTCGATCGCTCGCAACAATGCGGCTAATCCCGACGTCGTCGCGGTCGACATCGATAACGGCGCTTTCATCCTCAATACGACCGCAGTCGCGAATGCCTCGATCGTGGCGACGATTGCGGGCGCGGTCTTTACGGCCGGCGATAGCGTTTCGCTCTTGTTCGTCAATTCGAGCGTGCCGGGCTTCCCTGTCCTCGTTATCTATACGCTCGGCGGCGGCGAGACCGCGACAACCGTTGCGACCGGCCTGAAAAACCTAATCAATGCGAATGCCACGCTCGCCGCGGCGAGCGTTTCCGCCATCAGCGCGCTCGGCGTGCTGACGGTCTCGCAAGCCGGCGCGATCGGCAACTCGACGCAGCTCCTACCGGCGATCACGGGGACCGGCAGCGAGACCGTCACGCTCAATCCGGTCGCCGGCCTCATGACCGGCGGCGCTGGAACGCCCGGCATCATCTTCGCCGGCGTGCCGCTGGCCTATAACGGCGGCGGCGCGTTGCCGCAACCGAACAGCGTTTGTTTTCAAGACGGCTATATGTTTTTCACGATCGCCGATGGCCGCTGTTTTGCGACTGCAATCAATTCGCTGTCCATGAACGGGCTTACGTTTATTTTTGTCCTCGGCCGTCAGGACGTCACTCTGCTGCGCGGCATTACATTCTCGGGAGTCTTGTTGCTGTTTACGACGGGCTCATGCGAAATCTTTCAGGACGCCGCGATCCCAGCGCCGGCGTTCCCCTACTCGCGGTCGCTCGTGATCGATTTCGGTTTGATCCAGCCCAACGCGATTGCGGGATGGGAAACCGGCTTTGCCGAGCTGTTATGGGTCGCCCAGGATTTCGGGGTTTATTGGCTGACGACGCAGTCGACCGCGCCGATCAAGGTCTCGACGCCCGATCTCGAGCGGCTGATCGAGGCGCAGGTCCGCGCCGGCAACACGCTCGAGGCCGGCTGCTACATTCACGCCGGCAAAAAGTTCTGGACGCTGTCCTCGCCGGCATGGTCCTGGGAGTTCAATATCAAGAAGCCGCAGGGCGGACAGTGGAACGAGCGGCAATCGCTGCTCGGCGGCGTCTATGGCCGCTGGCGTTTCACGGGCGGCCATCCGGCATTCAATAAGTGGCTAGGCGGCGATACGCAGTCGGGCAATCTGCTCTGGATCGACAGCACGAATTTCACCGAACACGGTCAGCCGCAGCTCTGGCGGATCGAATCCGGCCCGGTCAAAAACTTTCCCGGCCAGATCAGAGTCGCTCGCGCGGATTTCGATTTCGACATGGGAACCGGCATCGCGGTCTCGAATTTTCAGATGATCGTTGCTGGCGCCGCAGCATCGCCGACCGGCGCCATTCGTCTTACCGTCAACGATACCGCACAAGCCAAGACGAACGATCAGGCCAACGTCTCGGCGGTCGGCGGCACGGTCGAGGCAAACGGATCGTGGCCGATTACTGTCGTCGACGCGACGCATATCGACCTGCAAGGCAGCGTGTTCGTTCATGCCTATACGTCCGGCGGCGTCGCGATCGACGTCACGTCGACGCCGAACGCCGTCAATCCAGTTTGCGCGATCTCGTGCAGCCTCGACGGCATCAATTGGGACGTCCCGAGCATTCGATCGCTCGGCCTGCAGGCGAAAGCAAAACGCTTCCGCGCCTCGGTAAAAAACCGCGGGCAATCCGGCCCGATGGGCAATCGCTGGCGCATTGACATAACCGATCCTGTTCCGGTCGGGTTTTTCGGCGGCACGCAATCGAGCAATATGCGCGAGGTCGGCGAATGAGCCTGCCGGCAAAAAAGGTCTTATCGCAGCCGACGATCAATTATTTCAACGATCAGGGTCGCGCGGATTATGCGCAATATATCGCCGCGCTCGACGCGCTGGTCGCGGCGCTCGCTGCCGGCAATGTCGGCGCTCTGAAACAAGCGGCGAACGATGCAGCCGCGGCCCGCGCGGGCGTTGGGATAGGGCAGATGTATCGAAACGGTAGCGCGATTCAGGTCCGCGTGACATAGGGAGGAAAATAGGCTATAAAAAGCGAGCCCCGAAGGCGTCTCAAGCGCCCGCAGGGCTCTAACCGTCCCGAGCGTAGGAGCGCCCCGAATGGCTACCGAAGAAATCCCACATTCTCGACCTCTTGTCACGCGCGCCCAGGCTAAAGCAGCGGGATTGAAGCGATATTTTACGGGCGAACCCTGTAAACGTGGTCACCTTGCGGAACGGAAAGTATCCGATCGCAAATGCTGTGAATGTGGGCTTGCTGCCGGCAGGCAACTGCGTTCACGGAACCCGGAAAAAGCAAGGGAAAATTATCGGCGATGGGCATCTCGTAATCCTGAAAAAGTAAAACGTGCTTACGAGGCGTGGCGCCATCGCAACCCCGAAAAAGCAAAAGCGTCGCATAAGAATTGGTTAAGTCGGAACCCCGATAAGGTTCGCAGCTACGCTAAAAAATCTTATCATCGCGACGTGAAAGCGTCTCGGCGCAAGCTGCGCGAAAGACGGATCGCTGATCCGCAAAAATTTAAGGACTATAAGACGGCAGACTACAAAAAACATGGCACCAAGCGCCGCGCTGCCGTTTTGAAACGCTACTATGAAAAGCAGTCCGAACTTGACGCTATCAATACGCTTTGGCGGAAAAATAATCCCGAAAGAGCTAGAGCTATCGCGCGTAATTGGGCCAGAAAGAATGCTCAAAAATTAAAAGAATGGCGCGACGCAAACCCTGACAAATTGCGGGTTTATCGAACTCTGACGAAAGCGCGTCGCAGACTGAGAGTTGCCGCTGGCGGTCGCTTTACGACGCCTGATATAAATCGCATTTTCGATCAACAAAAAGGCAAGTGCGCTTATTGCAGAGTGTCGTTGCAGTCAGGGTTTCATATCGATCATATTAAGCCGCTCGCAAAAGGTGGCTCGAACCGGCCATCAAATCTGCAGCTTTGTTGTGCGGATTGCAATCACTCCAAACAAGCGCGTGATCCTCTGGAATTTGCGCGTTCGCTGGAAATGCTCCTGTGAAAATAGCGGAGAATAAATATGGGTTTGTTCGACATATTTAATTCGTCCGATCAACGCCAAGCCGCGCAGGATCAGATCGCCGGCATCAATGCCGGTCTGACCGGCCTGCAGGGCGACTATGGGCAAGGCCGTCAGGCTTTGCAGACAAACTACATGGCCGGCATTCAGCCGTTCATGCAGAATTTCAATACCGGCTCGGGCGGCATTCAGACTTATGGCGACGCGGTCGGCGCCAATGGTCCGCAGGGTAACGCTCGCGCGACCCAGGCGTTCTACAATAATCCCGGTTTTGGGTTTCAGCAGCGCCAGGGCAACAATGCGATCCTGGCGCAGAACGCCGCAACCGGCGGCACGGGCTCGGGCAAGGAAGCGACAGACCTGTCGACCTTTAATCAAGGCCTCGCCGGCACGAGCTGGAATAATTACGTTCAAAGTCTGTCGCCGTATTTTAATCTGGCACAAACTGGCGCCGCGGGCGCCGGCGGCCTTTACGGTCAGCTCGGCACGAACCTCGCCAATCTTTACCAAGGCGAGGGCAATGCGGTTTATGGTGCGAATACCTCGATCGGCAATGCCAATGCAAACGCCGATCTCGCTGGACTCAACGCCTCTGGCAATATGTGGAACTTAATCTCGGGCGTGGCAGGCGGGGCCGCAAGTGCCGCCGGGATGATGTCGGACGAGCGCGCGAAAGAGGACATCGCGCCGGTCGGCGAGTTGGCGGATCATCAAACCGTATATCGCTATCGCTACAAGGGCGATCCCCGGTTTCATATCGGCCTGATCGCGCAAGAGGTCGAGGACATCGAGCCCGACGCGGTCATCGATAATTTCCTCGGCGATCTCAAAGCGGTCGACTATCGCAAGGCGACGGACTACGCTGCCAATCTCATGCGGTTCGGCGAGCCTTCGAACGACGACGCGCCGGACGATTATGCGTCAACCCTCATGAAGATGGCAGCTTGATTTCATGGCACCAAATCCCCCGAAACCGAAAAGCGTCGCGTCCGTCGCCGGCAACGATGCAGCGCCGACAATCTTTTTCGATGGCGCCTATGCTTACGGCGCGAATAACGGCGTGCTGCAGGTCGAGGTCGCGACCGGAACGCTCGTCCCATTCGAGGACAAGGTCAGGATGCGGCCGGTCTGCTCCGCTCACTTGCGCGGTTCGGTTGCCGCGATGACGCAACTCCGCGATCTGATCGACAAGGCGCTCGCCATGGCGGGCGCGCCAAAGCCGGCAAGTCAAAAGAACTGAAAGGACCGATCCCATGTCCATGATGTATCCGAACGGCTCGCCGATCCCTGGCGCCAATCAGTTTCAGGTCGGCGGCCAGCCAAACTATGGCGCGCCGCTGGTCAATTTCGGCCAGCAATTTGCCCAGGGAATGAACGCCGTGCGACCGCAACCACAGGGGCCGCAGCAGCCCGGCGCTATTACGCCGCCGTCCGGCCCGAATATGGGCGGCAAGGCGCCGGGACAAAACAATATGGCCCGGCCCGGCGATTTCGCCGCCAAACTGCGCGCATTTTTCACGCCGGGCGGCGGCGCGCAACCGCCGCAAACGCAAGGGAGTGGTCAAAGTCCTGCAGGCTTTGGGCCGGGCGACATGGCGGGGCAAAACCCGGCGCCTGGAACACCGGCCGGCGGCGGTATGTCATTCGGCGGCGGCGCCAGCGATCCGATGATGCCGCCGATGAATTTCAGCGGCGGCGCAGGGTTCTGATAAGCCATGCCCTATCCCGAGGCAGCAAGCTCGTTCATGACCGGCAACGCGCCGGCGGCGCCGAACTATGCGGCGCCGCTATTGGATTTTAGCGCGCTGTCGAAGCTGCCGCAGGAATACTTTCAAGGGACGCAAAACCGCCGCACGCTCAATTTGCAGAACGCCTTTCCCGATGGCCTTCCGAAAGGCGCGGACGGTCAGGTCGACGTCAATGCGGTTTCCGACAAGCTGACCAAACTCGGCGGCGCCGAATATGCCGAAAAGCTGTTGCCGTTCCTTTATGGCAACGAGGCCGGCAAAAGCCTCGCCGATGTCGACGCCGGCGTTAACGGCGCGCCCGCGCCAGCTCCGCGCCCGATGTCGGGTCGTGGCGATCCGACCGGGCCGGGCGGCATCACGGGCAACCGGCCGCCGCCGCAGGCTGGCGCGCCTGCCGGTCCTGGCGCTCCTGCGCGACCGGCGCAGCCGGCCCTCTCGAGCATGGGGACCGATAATGCGGGCGCCGATACCGTGCGGACGATCATGGCCGAGCATGCCGGCGGTCAGGACGTATCGCAAATCATCCCGCGGGTCGCTGCGGCGTTTCAGGTCAAACCCGACGATCCGCTGTCGCCGCAGCAGGCGCAGACGATCCGCGCTCGATTGCAGACGACAATCGCTCCGCAGCCGCAGCAGGGCGCCCCGAACCCCACGACCGGCGGCGGCGCGCCCGTAACGCCGCTCGGCGGCACAGGCGGCAATGGTGCGCCCGCGCCCGGCGGC